GGACTGTGGACATCGAGTATAAATACCCATTCCAACACAAAATAAGTGACGCTGAGGTTTTTTTTTCATGTGAGCGTGTAGATCCGATACTCATTCTCGGATCTACTTTCACAGATAACTCAGAATCTCACTTCTGGGTTCGAGCCACGTTATAATGGCTGAACCTACCGACGGAATTTAGATTGGAGTCCCATAAGTATCTGATGATGCTCATGGGTGAACTCACTTTTTTAAAGCGTTTTAGCGGTCCAATAGGGAAGAATTGCCTTACTTTTGAAAGCGTAACTCTCCCGGACGGAAACGTGTTAAGGATGAAAAACATGATAGCCATTACGGTCTTTCATGACAATGCCTGGGTCATATGCACCATCCTGTCGCAGAGAGCTGCGCGAGAAGATTGAGGCCTCGGTCGACGATATGGGGATATTAAAGTTGTTCCCCAACATTACCGTCGCTCGGGTCAACCCGTGAAGATCCATCGCATAGATGGATTCTTCTTCTTCGGGTTCTCCGTCCGAGTCATCTTCTTCAAGCTTAGCGACAACAGGGTCGTACACATCAACAGAGCGATTAATCCAAGAATCTATTCCTCCGAAATCTCTAAAGATTACGGCATTGGGATTAGATCCTGAGTGGCATGCTGAGATAGCTCTAGTTACGTCTAGCTTTATCTATCTTGAGGAATCCGATGTCGCCCTCCACTATGATTCATGAAAACCATAAATCGAAGGAACGAATATCGAACTCGATAGACTTTCTAGACCCTTCAGGTAACTAGGGATATCTATTTAGATTAGCTTATCACGCAAACTAGGGTTGCGTGAAGCTATATCTTATATAAGACGGAAATCATTTGTGACAATTGGAACAAAGACTCTTGGGTTGCGGGCAGTAAATGCTTCAACTTAAATCTTAATAAAATTGTCACTCTCAATAACGTCTCTAAAAGTCTCTGTAAGATCAGGGTGGATATATGTTTTGTTAATGATTGATTCACACACTGTGTTAATCCTATTATCATCATCAAAATTATCATTTATCCTCCTAATTTAAATACGGAGATATTAATATTATTCGAAATTATCGTGGAGAGGGAGAACCCTTTTGACTTTATCTTTGAAGATAAAACCAGGATTCATCCACCGAGCAATAAATTCATAATAGTCTGGAGGATCTCTAGTAACATCTGGATGATGATGTTATAATTGAGATTTCAACAGATTACGGAGATTCTTATCACAGAAGCTCTTAAAGGTCTCTAAACTGAGACCTCTAAATAGAGCTGTGAAATTAAGGGTCTTGAGAAACCTGAACACTAGTTATTCCTCAGTAGCGTAAGGATTACGCTTGAGAGACTAGAGAAGTTCAGATTAAACAGGATCCAAATCTATCCATTTATCTTACATATGTTCTTCAAAAAAATCAAAAATCTTTGAAGAGCGATCAATTGTAAGATCATAACGATGAGTACCCATAATAGGTTTCTCAGATCGTATTATATGGTAATTCCATGTCCTATTCAAAAGTGATGAAATTCGATAGTAAATCTCATTTCTAACAGCTTTTGGATAACCGGAATGGAACTTTGCCATAAAAATATGATCATCTAAGAAACTTCCATCACCACCAATCTCAGAAGGTAAAAACCGAGCTAAAGTGTCGGCATCACTCCTGAGAATAATGTGTTAATGAAGGGTATATATTTTAAAATACATTCCATCATCAGAATTATTACTTGAAGCCCATCGAGCTTTCTTACCTAGTAGTTAGAACCTACCTATGTTAGTAGATAGGGGACCCCTAAGTCTAGAAAGCTAGATTGGAAGTAATAGTTTGACAGCTGGAAAATCTATATAAGATAGCGCAACCTATTTTTCCTATTAACGCTAAATACTTAGCTAGGAAGTAGGTAAAACAGCGCACTCCTCACAATAAAAGACGAATTTTCTCGACAAAAAGGTGTCTTTTGATGAAATCTTGAAGCCTAGAGAACAAAGTTAATCTAGGTGATAATTAGCAAGAATTCCGTCAGAGTCACCAACCGAGACGAGATCATCTCCCACCATGGATGCACGATAGGATTATCTAAACTATCGAGCAAGGCGGAGAGTTGATACGTAGCAATATTGTTGTGATAAGGTCAAGAGAATTTTGGTCATAGGATCACCCATGAACCATCCTCGTGACTTGGCAACACTGCTGAAATTTTGGAAAGAGAGATTCGACACATAGTCGCCCTCTTTCAAAAACGAATTATGGAAAACCACTTAACGCTTTCGTAAGAAAAGCAATGTGGCTAACCGTAAAACATAAATTGGGAATAGATCAATTTCTTTAAAGACGGAAATTAGCTCTAACAGTAGACGCTTCGCTACAGAAGGATCAGCATAATCAGTTGCTGATTCTAGATCTGTAGAAAGACCTGCCGTTGATGAACTAAAATTAAAGTCCTTAAGAGAATTTTTGAACCAATCCCAGAGATGGAAACTACCTTTTAAACCGGATCGAATAGAATCCGGGTATGGGCAATTTTTTAAAATATGCTACATTGACTGAGTTATGATCAAGTAAGGCATCGGAGCAACAGTAATTGTCCGAGCTTTGGATTGATCCTTAACTACAGAAACACGAACTAATCTTTACATCAGTGAAGAATTATAGGTTTGTGTCCTAAAATGTGTGCATAAATGAATAGCACGATTAAGTATATCCTCAGGAGAGGAAATTCTTCTGGGAGGTTAGAGTTTAGTAGCCTAACCTGACACCCAGTCGTATTCATATCTCAATTAAAATACTGGGAGAATTCCACGTTAAGATAGCATATTAGGAGGTATAATAGATCTCCTAATCATATTAGCTATATAAGTGGTTTAGCCCCCATCTTCAACAGTGGATTCAAAACATGAAGTTGAACCCATTGAAATCTTAGTAGAAATGTTAAAAATCTTTTCAAAAGGTGAAAAGACTTCCTTAAGTACTACAGGGTCCATGGAGCATCCCGCACAAGGGCAGGGCTAACAATGAACCCTGCACTTGCAGATGCGAGTTGTCCCAATACAGGACTAGTACTTGGATTACATTAATTCCAAGAATTTGCGTACAGAATTATCTTCCATAACAGAGTCTGCTAAACCCGTAGCACGAGGCTACGTAAGTGACAGCATACATCTGACTTGGAATCTAGGATTCTTATACGTCTTAATAGTATCCATATATTCGTCATATATGAATTACATAACTGGTGGAACATCATCAACTGGGAAAAGACTTTAAGAAAATCTCTATCTTAAGATTTTCTTCATATCTTTTAAAGCTGATATAGTTCCAGCATAATCGGAACAAAGAAGATACAATAGTTTTTTAGTTAGAGAATCAAATTTGACGTAGTCAAATATTAGATTTTATTACTCTAAGTAAAGTGGAACTAAAGTACCTTCAATGGTACATAAGATATCCCTCATGTTCTTCAGATTACGGGAAATGAGTTTTCGTAATCTACGACCAATAGGGAAATAAAAATTTTAAACGATGGCATCTAGTTTCTTTGGGTTTTCTAACTAACTATAGAAGAGTTTTCTACGACTCTTTCTATTCTTAGCTAAGTTACGGTCAAAGATACATTAAGATGTACGATTTCGTATTTTAAAGGCTTGTAGAGCCTACAGGAGACTTAATTCGCTGTTAATAAAAACAACAGCGGATCTCCTGCCGGCAAGAACGGAGAACGGGCGCCAAGCTTACGCTCGACTCCGATCAGAATTGTCGGCCTCTACCACTGGACCGCTTCATGCGGTCGCTGTCA